GTCGATTAACTGATCCATTTTTCCGCCAGCCAAAAACACATGCAAAACCATTTTGCGAGGATAACACAAAATCTCAGTGATTGCACACCCCTCCGGGGCTGGCCAAAACTGCATGCGGCCCTCAATCAGGGCATGCACAATATCTTCAAATTCATGCGTCCCGCCGCTGTATTCCATTGCAGCCTCAATCCAAGGCCGGCACCGCTCCAGCTCTCCCTCAAACGTCATGCCCTGATCCTTGTGATTGACAGCGAGGTTGACGGGGCTGCCGGCGCATATGCCGTGGCTGCGACAGCCTGCAAAAATCCAGACGTGCTGTCCGTTGCCCACATAACCTCAAGATAGTCCCCGGCCGCCATTTGAAACACGGTAGACCTGGACACCACAAAACTTGCGTTGTTTTGGTGCAGGTTTGCGCGGATCGTGCTGCCCGGCATATCCGACCCGTTCACGCGCGGCCAAAAACGAAAATCAACAGTTGAGCCTGACGTGGATGTGATCTGCGCGGAAAACGCCAATAGGTATGTGCCACCCTCCTCAAACACGATGCGCGACGCTGGCGTCCCCAAGCTGATGCCGCTGGACATCGCTGGCGTGTCATATGTGATCGCATACGCCGTGTTTGCCGCTGCCGCCGTTATGTTGGCGTCTTGGCCCAAAAACGCGTATCCGTCCGCAAGAATAATTTGCCGAAACTCGCCGCCTTTTGAGACAACGGGATACTCGTTGACGTCGTCCCACATGATGATGCCATCCTGTGACGCCTTGGCGGATGCGCTCTTATACACCAACTGCGAAATTGACCTTTGCAGCCAGCGGCGCAGATCCTCGGCCCAAGTAAATATATTTGTGCCAACTGGCGGGATGCCTCGCGTCGTCATCTGCGGCCACCCGGCGTCACGTCAAGGCGCATCACGCCGACGCGCCAGTTTTGGTTTACCGCAGCTTCAACCCGCATCCTGACCTGCCTGCCGGTGAACCTGACGCTGGTTGGCGTTGACATCGTATATGGGCCGTATGATCGCTCCGGCCCGTTTGGATAGAAGCGCGTTTTGAATGTGGCCGTCACTTCGCCCTGCGTCTTTTCGTCTGGGATAAGATCCGTCGCGCACATCATCTGGTCGCCCGCCCCAATGCTGATCGGCCCGCTTTCCGCATATGGCGTAAGGTCGCCGTGCGTAAACCCTGTCTCATGGTTATACGCGACGCCAACCTTGCTAAACATTATTGGTGTCTCAAACACGCCGCTGCTGATGCCTGACGACCGATCAAGCTGGCCGATCGACCAATGATTTTCAATGTAATTGTATGCGACATAATTATCGCAATCTTCGCCAACTGGATAAAACCACCAAACCTCGTTGCATGTGCCAAGCGTGACTGCATGTACCTTGCTGATTTGGCTTTTGTTGATGTTGTTAAACACATGATCTGACACGTCGCACGGCATGCGCTGCACGGCGCCGCTGCTAAATGAAAAGAACCCGTTGCGCCCCATCCACATCGCGCCGCCATTTACAGATGCGGCCGCCTTACGCGAGATCGTCCCACAGTCGGATCCCACCCGCTCGAAACCGTATACAAACGGCGGCCCGGAATATGTTGCCGTGTGCGCGTCTTGGTTTGTCAGGATCAGTGCCTGGCCGCGCACGCGGATGCCACACATGATCTGCCCGTTTGTTTGCAGCGGAATGTCGCCAGCCTCGTTTGTGGCAAGAGGCGTCCACGTCGTATTGTCCTCGCGGTCAGACCACTGCACCTTGCGAGGATCCCCGCCAGCGCCAAGCGCAAACAGAAACCGCTCGTCGGTTACCATCAGCGCCAAACAGTCTGTCGGCGCATTGGTGATCGCCTGAGCCGGTGTCGCCGGGTCAAGCTGCCACTCATACAGCACGCCATCTGCGTCAGAGCATGCGACCAAATATTCGCCCCATGTATCCAAAGACCATGACGTTGCAAAGACTGGCAAGCCGGATGCGTCGCGCGGTGTTCCGTAATACCTTAAGCCATAAAACCCGCCACCGTAACCAAGATTTTGCGCCGCATCCCTTACGCCATCAGTCAACCCTGCCGGCGTGATGTCAGTCACGGTTCCGCCGGCGGTAATGCTGTAAAGCGCGTCGTATGCTCCGGCAGCAATTCGGATGTCGTTGGAATTATCTTGCCACGCCACAGACCCCCTGATGGGATTTGAGGCAAGATCAAAGCGCGTGCTCCAGCCGCCGACGGGGGCCATGATGCCCTCAGACCAGCGCACCAAGCTGGCATCATTCCAACGCCCGGCGGCCTGCATGTCAGTGCCGTTGCGATACACGCCGGGCGGGATGCTGATTGGTGTCAATGCCATTGATACGCCCCAATGCTGCTGCGCTTATTCTTCGGCTTGCGATGCGGCAAACGCCGCGATGATCTCTGGTGTATGAACGGCAGCACAGACAGCCTGCACACTTGCATCTTCGTTACTGTAATCATCACCAGCTTGCACAACGTGGCGGTGATAGCTGCGGCTGATCTCCACACCATCACGCATGATGATTGTGTCTGTGCGAACCTGCACTGATTTGTATTCTCCGACAATTTCAATCTTGCCGATTGTGGTCTGTTCTGTAAGTGCCATCGTTTATCTCCTTTATGGCGTGTGGACTGTCCGTCAGGGTGTCTGCCCTGATATTATTGGTCGGTTAGGTATGTTGCAGAAAAAGCCATGTCGTTGCCTGCCGTGATTGCCATATCAGAATTAGCTAGGCCAGTCGTCGGGGATGAAAAATCTATTCGTGTTAGAAGTGTGATTACGTTTGCGTTGTCTCTAACGTATCCACCACAAGGGAAATCACCTAGAAAATCAGAGCATGCAGAGACTACCAACGAACCACCGGCAGCCTGACTAGTGCTAGGCACATTCTTACCATCAAAGGGAAGACCACCCAAACGAATAGTACCAGAAAAAGAGCCTGTTCTGCTAGTCGTGCTGATTCGCCCAGTTACCGTCACAACACTGCCAACCTTGGTGTAATACCCATCTTGTATGTCATACACGATGGTCGGCGACCCAGATTGACCACTGTATTCAGGCGTCCATGTGCCTTCTTCATAGTCGTCCAGCAAATTAGCTGCTGCTGTGCCACCAAGGTAAATACCGCCTGAGACTTCAATATTACCGACCACGTCAAGGGCTTGGCTTGGGCTGGATGTGCCTATGCCTACATTGCCATCACTACCCTGCAAGAAGAAGGCATGGGTGTTGGTGTCAGACTCAATGCGGAAGTCAACGTCCGCACCGCTTTCGTTGAATACAGCATTGCCATTCATATCCAAGCTGGTGCCTGTGATGGACGTAAACGTGCCTGCACCCGCAGATGCACCGCCAATAATCACGCCGTCGATGGTGCCGCCGTTGATGTCGATGCCCGTGATCGGGGTGTCGCCGCCAAGCAGCGCGTCGATGCTGTCCAGATCCGTGTTTAGCTTGGTCCCCCAAGTGTCGTCGCTTGCGCCAACCTCTGGCTTCACCAGTCCATAATTCGTCGTGTTTGTATCGGCCATCGGTCTATCCCTACGCTGCCTGTGTCCAAGTTTTCGCCGTGCTAGACGCCGGCGTCCAATCCTTGCCCGCGCCAGCGACAAGCGTCCAGTCCTCGGCGGTTGGCGCATTCGGCTCCCACCGCAGGATTGCCCTTGGGCGCACTATACACGATGCCTGAGAAAGCGCACTTGTTTTTACACGCCGCTTTGCGCTGGCCGACACCCGCCCAGATGCTTGCGGGCTTGCATAGGCCGCAAAGCTAACGACAGCAGCCGCACTTTGGCCAGCCACACACTCAGATGTTGCACGCGCCAGGGCGAAACGAACGCCTGACGCAAGCGTCTGCGCCGTGCAAGGTGCCGACGCTGCCACATCGACAAGCCGGACGGACGATGCAGACACCAGCCCCGTGCAAGATGCCGACGCTGCCACATTGACAAGCCGGACGGACGATGCAGACACCTGCCCCGTGCAAGATGCCGACGAGGCAGCGGAAGCCAAGCGGACACCTGACGCGAGTGTTTGCGCTGAACAAGATATGGACGCAGATGCCGAAAGAACATTGCCGCCGGATGCGCTTGCCTGCACGACGCAAGACGCGTCAACCAAGGCTGATGCTGCAAAAGTGACACTTGCGGAAGCGGAAACTGCCGACGCGCAAGAAACTGTCGCCGACGCAATGACAATGCCGCCGGCAACAACCCCATCATCACCAAGCGGAGCGGAGGCAAGCGGGGAAAAACCAAGCATGTTTTACTCCGGTTTGGTGGGCCAGATGACCGAGTAGGGGAAACCCTCTTGGGCCGTTATATCACGAAGCGCCTGTCGATACGATGCCCACTCAGGCGTTATTCTGTCTGCGAAGGCATGAATATCAGATGCTTGCAAATCCTTGTCCCGAGTTCCTCGCACTAAAAGAGAGGCATCCTCGTATGTAACTGTGTGGTTAAGATCGGCAATCTCTTGTTCAGTAAGATCAACAAGCTGCCCGTTTACCATTTTTTGCATGTTCATGCCCCCAGTTAAGCCTTCTTCAGCCCATAGATGTAATATTCGCCTATTTGAGTGCTATTAAAGCTGTAAAACTTCAATCCGCCGAACGGGATAGCAGATGCGCTTATAAAGTTGTGGTTTGCAAAACAAAGGGCGCTAAACGGTGTTGTTGCATCCTTTTCTAAGGTTGTCTCTTGCAAAAACGCAGTTTTAAGGTCCACCGAAAGGCTGAACTCAGCAGAATAGAACACATCATTTCCACCAGTAATGACGCCGTTTCCACAGCCAAACCACTCATCCCTGCCACCAGTTGTAAACCGAGCA